GAACTAGTACATGTTTAACTTGGTTTACGAACTCAAGGTCTTGCTCTGAGGCTTGCGCTTCAATTAAATCTACTTCTTCTAGGTTTAGCGTATTCGGGTCGATATCAAATGCCTTATCGACGATGGCAGCTCGCTCTTTTCTTACTTCAAGAATTACACCTACGCCTTCAGCAAGCTCACGCTTCTTAAGCTGATACATATTGTCTAGGCTATTTCTAATTGCATTGCTGCCCTGGTAATTGCGCCCGTCTTTATTGCTGTGACCGAGTATAAGAATGGTACCGCCCGCTTCTCGAATATCTTTTAGCAGGTTCATTACCAGTCCGATTTTGGCTTCGTTGTTTACATCGGCGAAGTCTCGAAGACTGTCTACAAAGAAGATCATGTTTTCAAATTGATTAGCAGTCGCGTTCTCTGCCAACGTTCTTAATAGTTCGAATGGGGGCAGGGGGCTTTTACTGCGTTGCACATAGTGCAAGTTCGGGTGTGGAGCGATAAGCAGCTCGTGCACCTTGCGTTCCTTTAATACACTTAGTGGGTTGTCAAAATCCAAGTAGAACACTTGTTTCATTCGAGGGGCACAGTATTTTGCCAGCGCAAACGCTAACCAGCTTTTGCCGTTGCCGCCATCGGCATACACCATGGTCATCATGCGCTTAGTGATGAAGCCTTCAATAACGAAATCTATCTTTTGATTAAAATCAGCTTCGCACAGGCTTGCTTGTGTGAGTATTTGGAGCATTTATTGGTCCTTTCTTATTAGAGTTCTTCTAGCGCTTGGTATTTGATGGTGTGATACACGCCACCAAAATGTTCAATGTCTTCATCTGTAAAGCCAGCAGCAATCAAATGGTCTTTGGTTAAGCTCTCAAACAGTTTGAATAAAAGCTTTGAGCCGCGTTTAGAAAGCTCCACACAGCCAAACAATTCGTCCATTGGAATATCTTCAGACTCGGTTTCTTTTTCTATCACTGGTATTTCTCCTGATAATTTGTTGTTACCGCCGTAAAGCAGTTTGTTTAATACTGGCGTTACCCTTAAGCCCTCCACCTGAACACGTCGCACCACTTCTTTGACGACAGTTACGGGTAACTTGCTTCTAATCGCCAACTCGCGAGTGCTCTCAATTCCTCTGCCATCTAAAATGGCATTGAGCTGTAATTGTGTAACGGTGTGGCCGAGTACTTGTAGCGTCATCGTTTCACCTATATAAGCTGCGGTTGGATTTTGTTGCGATATTCTTCACGCTTGGTGCGCAGAATCTCGTAAACACGAATTTGATTGAGTTCAGGACAGTATTCTTTTCGTATCTTTTCTACTGGCCAGTTGTGGTTGTGCCACAAACGAAACATTTGAATGTCTCGTAGTTCTTGTTGAAGGCGCTCACCGCGTGGTAAGTATCTACACTCACCACCTTGGTAATGCGCTATTTCTGCGATAAGTTGGCAGCTAAGCTTGTACGCCTTGTTATCTTCGATATTTGCCTTTTTAAGGCGTCGCTCACAAATTAAAACCAATGCCCACAAGTGCTCTTTGTATCTGGCCATGGCTAGTGCTTTGTCGTCAGCTAAATCCGGCAGGTGCTCCAATAGTGAGTCAAAGTCATCGTCAAAATCGAACTGCTCTTGATTGCTCACGGCATCAGCTCCTCAAAAGCGCTTTTTACATACTCGTAAGGCGCTTTTTCTGTACTCCACACCTTTCTATGACCTTTCAACACGGTGTACCCTTCAGCAATGAGTTTTATTGCCATCTCGCGTCGGTGCCAGTTCTTTAATGACTCCAGTACTTGTGCCAAGCTTTCATCTTTCAGCCAGCCCACGTGCGACACGTTAACAATGCGAGACACATAGGCGTCTAATGCACTCTCAGAACCGTCGCGCACAAAACCTTGCTGATACATGGTTATCCAAATAGCACGTATTTTGTCTATTCCCGTACCTTTAGACTTGGGTGACAGTCTGCGTCCAGAAGATGCTTTTCTAACTTTGAACCCTTTATCTTTCATTTCGTCCATGACGCGCTCAAGCTGTTCTACGTTCATGCCTACGCATGAATTCGTCCCTGTAACGCGTTGAAGCAAGTTGCGGTAAGTGTCTTCATCCATTTTGAGCTGCGCTTTTGCGACATGAATTTTGGTAATTAACCCGCGTTTGATAGACATTTATTCGTCTCCGTTTGGCAAGCTGTCAGCCGCGCCTTGAAAAAACGCTTGAGCAAACAGTAACGCTGCAACTAAAAGAGAAAACACACCCCCCCAGTTGTGTCCGAAGTAAAAGCAATACGCAGCGGCGTAAAGAAACATCATAAATAAACAAAGACGTAGCATGGTTTTCTCCTTTCCCTAAACAAAGCCCTGAACGTTCAAGACTTTGGTTAAGGGCCCCAAAGGGCCGCTCGTTATTTAGCTGGCATTATTTCTAGCCACTTTTCGTTGTTGCTTTCGTCGTGATACACGTTCATCACGTAAGTTTCTTCTACGCCATCAACGTCTGACGGCAGCTGCGCAACGGCTTCGGCTAGCTCTCGTTTCGAGCCAATGTGGGTTCGGCTAAGCACTTTCGGTTGATTGCTCATTTTTCAATTCCTTGTTGGTGTCAGTAGTAATGTCTGAGATATCCAGTGCAAGCTGGCGATACGTGCCATCTTCGAGACGGAAATAAATGCGGAAGTACTCAGCACTGCTATCAACCTCAATGGCGTCAGCCAGTGCGGTCATGGCCAGTTGCCATTGCTCGTCTTGAATGTTGTGTTGGCGAAGGCTTAGTACCTTGGCAGCGCTAAAGCGCCCGTGCTTATCGGTTTTAAATGCGCCTTGCACAATGGCTTGGAGGTTCTTGTTGCTGCCTTTCGACCAGCGTTTGATGCACTCGTCAATCATTGCTTTTGCGGCAACAAGGTTTTCGTTGAAACACAATCTGTCTTGACGGCTGCGCTCAATCTTTATGCGACGGTCAAAGCTATAAAGCGTGACATTGCCTTTGGTGCCGCCCAGGCGTTTGTCATAATTCTTCATTGCGTGACTTACAAACTCAGCAACGTCTCGTTTCAACTTTTTGGTGAACGCTTGTAGTTCGTCATGCACCAAAATTGCGTTAAGAAAGAGCTCTCTTGTTAATTTGTCGCGCTCAATCTCAAGCGGCTTGATGCGGTCTTTGCGGCGTAGGTTGCCCTCACCATCTTCCATAAAACCTTGCGGGGCTTCTGGTTGGGCAATTTGATAAAGCTTGTCGATAGATGTCATGCGTTTAATTCCTGTTGTGGTTCTTCATTGGTTAAGTGCCATTGCACCGTGCAGCCGTATAGTCGTGTAGCCATCATGTGACAGCGGCCAGTGTGCGTTCCCGTAATTGAAATCAATGTTCCTTTTACCCGCTTGTCTCTTGGCGGAAGGATATTGATAACGGTGGATGTGTCTTTGATAGACAGGCCAGTGATGGCACACCCTTGCTTGATGAGGTGCGTCATCGCCAAGCTCGCCTTATCCACTCTTTTCTTAAAAGCAGTGTTGTAAGCGTTCATTGCTTGCTCCTGTGTATGCAGTTTTGGCACGCTCTAAAAAGCCTGACGCGCTGCGGGTTACTTGCCGAAAACGGTCTTATCTGTTCGTTTAAACAGCGTTTAACCGCTATTGAACCAAGCACTGGACAGGTCACTGTTAAATTTGCGTACGCTGCCAGTACTTTTTTTTCAATATTGCTAATGCTTCCTGGATACTTCTCATTGAGTACCTGCGAAAGCGTGGTCTTACTCATGCCCGTGTCTAACTCAACTTGACGACGACCCAATTCCTTGACCTTGTTCGCTAATAATTCATACCAATCCATGTTTCCTCACTTAGCCGCCGTGGTTGCCATCACCATCTTTTTAAGGTTTTGGTCAAACAAACCATCTTGCCGTGCAATCGGATACATATGCCCCGTATTGCTTAACAGTCTGTAACGGTTATGCCAGCCTCGGCGTCTTGCCATTGGTGCTCGTTTGTTAAATGAGCTGATTTTTACAACATATTGAAAGCGGCACAGGTCTGTGAGGTAGCGCTCCACACTGCTTTTGCTGCACTGTGCTAAAGCCATAATTTCAGGAATGGTGAACACTTCTAGGTACCGCATCGCCTGCCAAATTTTCTGACGCTTCGAACGTGGCTGAGGACTAGTTGTGTTTTTTCCTGGCAAATGTGGCTTAGCACGAGCAACCTTGGCGTAAACGACCGGGTTAGCTTTTCGATTTACCGTTGTTACTGCACCTAGCTGTTTAAGGTGGTCTATAACCATCTGTGCCTGGTGCAATGAAACTTCCATTTCTTTAGCCAGCTCTGTCGAATGAAAGTCTGGCTGTGCTTTTATCCACTCCCAGCTACGCTGGCTGAGGGTTTGTGACATATTTACAGCTCCGCGACAGGGAAGAATTGACGGCCCGCCCATTGATCAGCATCAATGGTGTTTAAGCTGTTCGACTTGGCGAACTTCTCAATGCTGGCAAGCCCAGTAGTGATGCGACGAAAGTTGCCTTTTGATGCATCTAACAGTTCTTGCAGTAAGTCGGGGGCAATTACTGTGTGCTCGACCAGCTCGCTCGCCATAATTGAAATGTCTTCCTCGTCAGCCTTTTGAAACTGCACGTGCTGACTAATGCGCCCGAACAGTTGCGGAAGACGCTTTATCTTTTTGGGAAGGTGTTCATACCCAATTAAAACGATTGGAACGCCCGATAAATCGTAAATATCACGAATGGTTTCTAGCACTTCGGTTTTGTCAGCGAGGTAATCCGCTTCATCTATAAAGAGCGGCTTGCCCGTGAGCGCCAGTTCTCTAACAATGAAATTAATCATGTCTGCCTTACGCTGACGTTTATCGAGGCCTAGGTCCTGGGCTAGTCGCTCAAGTAGGGTGCCCATGGTGTCGCTTTTCAAGCAGCGCACTAAAATGCCGTCAGCTTGAACAAACAGAAATGCGCCCGCCGTTGTTTTGCCAAGTCCTGCCTGGCCAGAGAATAAGGCCATGGCGGGTGAGCCTTCTTGCGCTGCTTGCTCAACGGTTTGGTAGGCGTCAAATGCGGCCATGACGTTTTTAGTTTTTGCTGTGATTGCCTTCATCAGTTATTTTCCTTTGCTTTCTGTAGAGGTAAAAAGTTTGTCCAACATCTGAGCCGAACGTCGGTTGTCACGTCGGTATTGATGTAGCCACGCTTTTTCGGTTGGGCCTAAGCGGCCATCTATATTGAGTTGTGTGTAATGGCGAGCCTTGTGGTGTTCATTTTGATAAATGGGCTCACCGCTGTTTTGAATGGTTTCGATAGCATTGAGCTCGTCTCTGCGTTGTGCCAGCTCGTCTTTGCGTTCAGCTGAATAGCCTTCTTTTTTGGGCTCTGCCTGCGAAATAGAATTTATGATCCCAGATGAAACCTGCTTCGATGGTTTTGGGAAGGACTTAAGGCCCTGGGTCTGCGATTCGCGATACGCCAAGAACTTTTGAGCAACGTCTGATACATCGAATTCCTTCGAGGCTTGCTTGATTGCCTCCCGCTCATTGCGAAGCCTGGCGCGTTGAATTCGCTTAGCTTCTTGAGCGTGCGTCATCGTGATTTCGTTATCGACGAGCTCAGGGTTAAATGCCTCGCAGATAAACTCGCGTTTTATCGGATCAAAAACATAAATCTTGCCAATGTCATCGGGGTTAAATCGACAGTGGACACGCTCACCGATGTAAGCGCCAAGTTCAGCGTGAATGTACTCAACACCCTCAACGCTAATGCCTTCTTTACCAACGGTTCTGAATCCTTTTTGACTAGGTACCGGCGCAAGTAAAACGTCTAAAAGCCTTTCGTTATCTAAACGCTTAATCGTTTGCTGATGCTGAGTGAATTTCTCAAATGGTGTGCACTTAAGCTCACTGTGCTCGGTGTGGTCGTAGTGGTAATCAAGCCAAGAGTTAATGAACTTTTCGAAGTCAGTTGACGAAATAGATACATCGAGAGCAACTCTATCTGCGCCTTTCTCCCTGCGTTCTATTAAGCGCTGCGCGAAGGTCAGACGGGCATTTATCTTTTCACGATCACTTACGTTATGACCAATGTAGCCGGAAAGCATCTCTGCAATACCATGGCTGAACGTTCTGAAGAAACGCTCTATGAAAGGTTTTTCCCAGCCGCTGTAAGGATTGGTAATTTGGTTGTGAATGCCTAGCGCGTCCCATATCGCGAAGATATGCGCAGAGCAATAGTCAGCACCGTTGTCTGTTCGAGCAACTTCTGGAATGCCCCAATCAAGGATCGTATTGCGAATTAAAAGTGCAATACCTTCGGCATTCGATGTAGGTTTTAAAACGACTTTCACACGTCGTGTAAACACATCAATTACACCAATAATTGAGTATCTACCATCGGTAAGCATTACGTCGGCTGGTGTGCTATCAAATTCCCATAGCTGGTTGATGCGCTCGACACCTGCACTGCGACTGCCGAATGCGGCCATGTGTTTATTCTGCCAGCCACTTGCATCCATAAGAGATAAGAAAGTGGTTTTGTTCTCGTCTTTCCACTTGCGGAGCCAATCTCTGCAAGTCGATGGTGAAGGCGTTGAGTATTTTCCCTCAAACTCCATCTTAAGAAGTTCAGATAAGCGCTGGCCCTTTATGTGTGGAAACTGATGGATTAACGCAACGGAATACCGCTTCATTTCCGGCGTGGTTTCAATGATGCTCTTGCCCTTGGTTTTGCCGTAACCTGTAACTAGCCCTTGAAAGCCATGCTTTGTGTAGCTTTTTTCCCAACGAAGAAGTGTGCGGTAACTTAGGGTTGGCTTAATGCGATAATGAGCTTCATTTATCTCAAGTTCTCGGTTGTTATATAGACCAATAAAAGTGTTCCAAGCTGAGACTTTACTGCTCATTTCAGCAGCAAAACTTTGAGCCAGCTTTAGTATGAAAAGAGAGGTACTGGCACGCTTGGCATTCTCGTCTTGGTATGAAGCATCTAGTAGACCGCTCTTCCTGGCGTCTGAAGTAATGCTCTTTTCTACTTCATTAACGGTGCTTTCAACGGTCTTCTTATTTTTCGCTTTCGCCGCAAGCGAACTGGGATGAAATTTTGTCTCGACGGCATTCGCTACGTCTACAGGAAGCCCTTCAATCAAGTAGTGAGGGACTCTGCCGCCCAAGCCGGCAAGCAGTTGAAATGGCCAGTCCTCATTCTTAGCACGCAAGCTAACATTGCGCTTTGAGATGTTGAGCGCTTCAGCAATTTCCTTGGCAGTAAATAGTTTCATAAGGGGTTCTCTAGTTATCTTGAGACATAAAGGTGTCTTATGCGCTTTTTACGCCGTGAGTTTCTTTTACAGCGTCCTTTGCTACAATCTTGCTATGCAGAAATCTGCGGCGTGTGCCATTAGCGTGATAACGAGAAGGCCAAATTTCTTTCGGGTGAAGCCCTAAGGCTTTTGCTATAACAGCTTCGGGTTTTGCATAGGGTCTGTGCATTGCTGTACTACACGCCCTTGCGGCTAGACCGTTTTGAATGGAGAGCTCCTTTAAAGTGAGCTCTTTTTTACGTATTGCAGCGACGATATCTGCCGGGTGCCAATCTTTTTGGTACATTTTTAGATCCATTTAGTGTTTCTTTTTTTGAATTATAGGACACAAAAATGTCTCATGTAAAGATGGGTGAGACACAAAAATGTCTCATGTAAAGATGGGTGAGACACAAAAGTGTCTTAAGTTGTTTATGCCATTGAAAACTAAAAACAAAAAGTTGGACTTTTTATGAACGTGAACGAATTTTGCAGTTTGATAAAAAGCATTCGTGAAGAAAAAATGAGCAGAAAAGAGTTTGCCAGGCGTAACGACCAGTGGCATGAAAATACGCTTAAGTCTTATGAGAAAGACCGGCTGCCAGATGTTGATTATCTGTATTTGCTACACAAAGAAACCGGGTTCAACTTTAAAGATCTTGTTGAGGCACGTACCAGGGTCGTTTTAGAGGGTGTTGCTACTTCAGAAGAAATTGATAATGCAATCGCATTAGCTCAGGGGGTCATAGGCGACGAAGGAAAACAATTTATCGTTATTGACGATGACGCGATGGAACCACATATTCAACAGGGCGCTCGATGTTTAATAGATGAGAGTGACAAGGCCTTGCACCCTGGTAATATCTACTGCTTTAAAATAGAAGACAATTTTACTTGTCGAAAGGTCCATAAAACCCTTTTGGGCGATCTTATTCTTCAAGCTGAGAACGACGCATTCATTCCATTGGGTTTCACTGAAGATTATAGAGAACTACTAAATATAGTCGGCAGAGTCACCGAAGCTTCTAATTCCTTTTAAACGTCTTTTAAATGCTTTTTAGGATCGCACTTATACACAAAAACGCGCTAATTTAGGATCGCACTTACAATTTGGAAAGTGCGAAATGATTTGCTGTTTAAAAGCTCACTAAGTTACAACCAACCTGCTTCTGAGCCTTTATTTAAACTGACTTTGAATGATTTTGGACATTGTGAAGGGGATATAAGATTACCAGTTGCCAAACTACACCTTAGTTTTTAAACAATTCCTTACTTTCGCCAAACTACTCTGTGTTACTCGCCTAATTTTTTGACACTACTCAAGTGGCTCAAACCCTTATGTTACAAGGCTTCCCACTTATTCCCGCCAAATATTACTGGATCCCACTTAATTGACATACTTCTCTGACATCTACA